CCTACGAGAGATCTAGGGAAGCTCGGGTTTCTGAACATCACGGTCTTCTCGTCACCGCCGTTCTCTAGCAGCCAGTCTGTCTCTTCTCCCTCGTTGCAGCAGATGTTCTCATTTCCATAGATCGCTATCTTGGCTACCCTGATGAAAGACTCCTGACCGTGCTTGATGTCGCCGTTGTTGTATACGATGTGGTCCCACTCACGCTGACGCTCGAATTTTGAGAACTGAGCATTCTCGTCTCCGGTTCTCTTCTTCCAGGCTGAATCTTCTCCGTTGCGGAGATTTGCTCTAGCCTGACGGAAGTCTTCTCTGGCTGATACGTAGATGACCCTCATGTTGAAGTCGTCTCGGAACTTGCTCTTGCAGTACCAGTAGCCCTTCGGGTCGATGATGTAGAACAGGGTCTTAGACTTGATGTTCTTCAGCATCTCTACGGTCGTGCAGTATCTGTAGCCAGTCTCTCCGATCTGAGTGTAAGCGAAGATGTCGTCTCGCTTCAACAGCTCATCGAACTCTTCTTTCGAGACGAACGTGTGCTCCACGCCCTGAGTCTCTGTCGGTCTCATGGGTCTGTCTGTGTAAGACGGAATAGAAGCTGCCTTGAAGTACTCCTGAGCGTATCTCACGAGAGTGTCTTTTCCGGATCCAGATCTTCCGATCACCAAAATTAGATTCTTCATCTTATCTCCTCATCAATTCCTTACGATATTCTCGATTCTTCATGTCAGCGAACTCGCAGTTGTACCAGTTGTCGATCTCCACTGGCGACTTGTAGCTCTTCATCTCATGAACGTCGCGGTAAGAGAAGAGTCCCGTCTCTCGCCAAGAGGATCTGATCTTGATCCAGTTCTTGTCGTCTCTGCTCCAGATCTTGTACATCTGCCTCATGCCTCTTGGAGTAGAGAGCACGACTATTCTGCGATTGGACATCATCGTCGGGAACCACATGTTGATCCAGTCGTCGCCATGCTTCTCGTCCATGTCGTCGAACTCATCAAAGATCAGTCGGTCGATATTGTGACCTCTGAGCTCTCCGCAGTCTGGACCAGTGAAGAACATCTGTGTCTGGTTCTCGAACTTGAACTTGATAGTCGGCTCAGGAATGGTCTTGTTCGTTGTCTCTTCTATGTCTGGCAGCTGCTTTCTATACTTCGGATCGATAGTGTTAGCCATAGCCCAGAACCAGCGTCCGAGCTGACTAGCCCACATCTTGTCCTTGCATACGATAGCGACTTTCTTGTCCCAGTGGAAGATGCAGTACCACAGCGCGTATAGAAGCGCCATGACCGTCTTTCCAGATCCCTTGTGGGCCAGTATGCAAGTGTGCTTTCCGCTGTTCATAGCTTCTAGCCACTCCATCTCATACGGTCTCCTGCACATCGGCTCAAGGCCGTCTGGTCCTACTATTCTAGCTATGTCAGTGAACTCTGAGATGTCTCTGCCGCACTTGTCCAGCTTCCTCAGGATCTCTTTCTCTTCTTCAGTTATTTCTGCCATTTGTATACTCCAGTTTGATCTAAATATAGATGAATTCGAAAGCTATAAATAAATCGTAGATTATAGTAGATATTTGGAGAACTTATGAAGAGACTGTCAGAGTGCATCAACGAGGGATTCTTCGGCAACAAGTATGACTCGTACAAGAAGAGAGTGCTAGACACGCTAGCCTCGATCGGAATCGTGATAGATCCGTCGAAGATGAAGAGAGCTGAAGACTGGATACGTGACTTCTACGCTGACAAGATGAACATCTACGACTGCGCTAGAGCTCTCAGAGACGACATGAGAGATAGGAGAGTTCAGTGCACAGAAGCTTACGCAGCAGACATCATAGACGGCGCACCAGCAGGAACTAGACTCGACGTTGTAAAGAGTCTGAGATCTCTCGACAGCAAGCAGAAGAGAGAGCTAGACGCTTCGATCGAGAAGTTCTCTGAGTGGCACGATATGAGGGAAGCTGATGTCGCTAAGCAGTACGGACACAAGATCCTAGACGGAATCAAGAGAGGCCTAGCTTACGATGACGCTGCTGATTACGCCGCTAACGAGAAGATGTCTCTACAGCACGCTATGAGCCTTCTCTCTGAAGCTGGCGTCCAGACTCAAGAAGAAGTTCCGTTCAAGCTGCAGGATCTCGTAGCTCCTCTCCAGAAAGAGCTCGGAGGTCAGTATCAGGTTCAGAGAACTGAGAAGGGAATCTCGGTCCTTGACAAGAGCGGAATTCCAGTCATCAGAATAGAGGGAGCTCAGTCTGATCAAGCCGTCATATGTGATTTTGCACTCAAGGGCATCTGCAACACTTACTATCCGAAGCTTCAGGGCGGAGCAGACGGAATCGCCAACAGAATCAGACACGCCATTCAGTAGCGCTATCCAGTAGTGTAAACTTTCTTTAACACGTAAAAGGCTGGCCCACTCGGACCAGCCTCTGGTGTTTGGTGTTTGTTGGGTTTCTTACGGCAAGAAGTGTTCTGAGACCTTAGTCCAGTACTGTTCCGTCATTTCACGGACTCTCTTGCCAAATTCGGGACCGGGCTTGACGCCCTCTTTGAAGACGAGATCAGAGATCTTCTTCGTGTCGGGCTGGAAGCCCTTAGCCATTCTGAGCGATACTGGAATCGTCCAGAGCCATTCGGTCTTGTTCTGCATGATAGCGAGAACCGTTCTGTAGTCGCTGCTCACGATCTTGACGAGTTCAGTCCAGGAGGGACGAGAGCCATATTGCAGGACGTAACGAGCCCACCTGTAGAACTTGTAGAGTCTCTTTTCATCGTTCGTCATTGTGAGCTCGGCTTCTGCATTAGCGATGTCGTCGTAAGCGAGAGCCATGACTGCGAAGACGTTGTCGTTTCTCAGATCTGAAACCAAGAGACTGTTTTCGAAAGCAGCCGTGAAGTTCATGTGTCTGAAGATCGGAATGTGCTTAACGAGATCCATCTGGTCGATGAACTGAAGGAATGTAGAGAGACCGTAGTTCTTCTTGTTGAGAGAAGTGATCTCCTTGCGGAAGCGTTCGTTAGAGATCTTGCAGAGACCTGGACCAGCGATGTTCATAGCGAGCTTCGTATCTGGATCGATCGTGAAGCCGAAGTTCGTGGCGAATCTGATGCCGCGAATGATGCGGAGAGCGTCTTCGGAGAAGCGTTCAATCGGATCGCCGACAGCTCGAATGACGCCGTTCTGAAGGTCAGCGAGACCGTTCATCGGATCGATCAAGTTGCCGTCACCGTCAAGGCCCATAGCGTTGATAGTGAAGTCGCGACGAGCGCAGTCTTCAGCGAAAGTCTTAGCGAAAGTGACCGTGTCTGGATGACGACCGTCAGTGTAGTTGCCGTCCTGACGGAACTGAGTCACTTCGAACGGATCCCCCATGCCGTAGAAGACGAGCAGAGTGCCGTGAGCTTCGCCGTTGTTAGATTCAGTTCGGAAGATCTCCTTGATCGTCGGCATCGGCATGTTAGTTGCGATGTCCACGTCGTGAATGTCGAGCATGCCAGGAATCGGAGAGATGCCGAGCTCAGACATCACGATGTCTCGAACGCAGCCGCCAACCACGTAAGCTTCGAAGCCGAGTCTACGGATTTCACGGCAGAGTTCCATGCCGCAGTGAAGAGCGTCTGAAGGGATGTGGTTAGTTTCAAATTTCATTTGAAGAGTTCCTTTATGGATTGGGTGAGAGTGTTGAGATCAATTGCAGAGTTGTGACTCATCGTAAACTTGTCGAACCATTCTACTCCAGCGGTGAAGAGAAATGAGACGCCAACTGCAATAAAGAATAGTGTGAGGAGGATAAGAGCATCGATAGCGAAGTCCTTGAGATCTTCTTCCACTGTGCGAGGCTTCTCTTTCGATTTTTGAGAGCTAGATATTGCTGCGGCGATTACGTGAATCATAGTTGGTCCCTTTTTGTTACACAGTCAATATAGGATTTTCTCTCAGAGTTGTAAACCCTAAAAATCAAGAAATTCCGAGATGCTGGTAGATTTTCTGAATCGTTCTAGGATCATCAGACCATTCTAGCGTCTCTGGATCCTTCCAGTACGCTGTCTCTTCTGGACAGTACATGATCTCAGCGTGCGCATTTCCGTTCACGATGCAGAACACTGAGTCATCATCTTCAGTGCATCTGCTGAACACTGTGAGCTCCTTGAACTTCGGATAGTCATAGAGGAGACGATCTAGTGATCCTCTGACTGGCTTATTCTCTGGCAAGTAGCCCCAGAATCTGCACTTCATGAAGTCATAGCCAGGATCTTCACTCGGATCTTGTCTGTCAGTGTAGAGAAGCTTCTCGCCCTCTTTGTTTCTCTTGAAGCTCATGATTGAGCTGTCACCGAACTCGTCTATGATGTAGAGCTTGAGGCCAGGTTTGATCTTGTCTCTCATCTGGACTGTCGGCTCGGTCAATGTCAGTCTCTGCTCAAATTGAATTGTGCTCACTTTTTGTCTCCCTCGAACTTCTGCTTGAGACGCAGGAACTCTTTGTATTCCTTCTTCTCTTTAGCGTCTTTGATCTCTTCTGCTCGCTTCTCTTCAGCTTTTCGCTTAGCAGCTTCGATCTTGTCAAGCTTCTTCTGCGCCTTCTCGACCAGCTTGTCGATCTCTTCATCAGTCTTCATGAGAAGCTTGATAGAGATCTCGGCGATAGCCCAGTAGTCGCTGTCGTTTCCCTCCACAGTCCTGAATCCGACGAATGGCCGATTGCAGTCAAAGTCGAACTCGGAGATGAAGATGTAGATTGCGTCGTGAATGTCTGACTCGTCGAAGAACGTAGAGCAGTCAAGATCGTCAGGAATGACTGACTCATACTTCTTGAGCTTCTTAGATAGTTCACTCGCTCGCGTGATTAGGTCACGATTGAGTTTATAGCAGACGCTGAAGTCTAGCCGAGAGAATTTCTTGACTTTTCTGGCGTCAAGTACCTTGATCGGTTTCTTGAACATAGTTTACCTCCTAGCCTTGTCTGCTAGTCTGAGTTGTTCTTGTAAGAATGTCCTGAGCTCTACAGGTTCTATCTTCTTGATCATGATGTGTTTCGTTCCAGGAACCTTGACGGGCTGGAGTCGGATGTCCAGCACGTACATTCTGTACTCAAGGAACCTCTGATCGAGAAGAAGATCCCAGCCGTGAACACCCTTCTCGTGCTTGAACCACGCATAGTTGTTAGTTCCGAAAGAGCAGGTCGTGATTTCTCCACCTGGAACTTCAGTGAATGATGTTATTTGGTCTGGTCGGTCTTTGTAGAGTTCTTTAAGTATAGCTTTAGCTTCATCGTAGTTCATTAGAAGTCTCCCTCTATCGAGTCGAAGAACATCTGTTCCAGTTCTGGTTTGTTCTTGTTGTTGAAAATCCAGTGAATGTCAAGCTCCTTGTCGAATACGCGATGCTTGTAGATTCCTGGCAAGTCTTCGTAGCACGATCCGTTCAGATTCTGCAAGTATCTCATTCCCGTGAGTCTGAATCTTCCCTCATAGAAGTCGACGATCGAGCGCAGAATGTACTCGTTAGAGCGAATCGTCATATTTCCCTCGTTGTCTTCAATAGCGCCCAAGTGAGGAACCGGCAAGCAGAGCAGCACGCTCTCCACGACACGGCTCTTGAGATCGATGTATAGATCGTCGTACTGGTCCGAGAGAATTATCCTGCCCTCTTCTATTAGCTTCGGGATCCTGTAGATCGAGTACACGTCGTGCTTGTGCGATAGGATCATTTCAGATTTGTCAGCCATTACTTCACCCTGTGCATGAGGTCGATCACGTCTTCCATGATCTTCTTGTTGTCTTCAGTTCCGTAGCGCAGCCAGAGATAGTGGACGTTGTACTCCATGATGCGGCGCTGAAATGGACGCTTGATCTCAGAGTACTTGAGACCCTGGATCCCGTCGATGTACC